GGTGGTGCAGTAACTTGGGGTGGCGGTGGTGTCGGTGTTAATGAAAGAAGCATCGGTCAATTCGCTGGAATGAATGTAGTTATTGATTCTCAGGTTAATACAGTTGCTCCTGGTTCTTCTGGTCATCAGACTGAGTTCCGTTGCTTCTTAATTAAGTCAGGTACAATTCTTGAAGGTGAGCAATCACCATTAGGTATTGAGTCAGACAGAAACATTCTTTCTAAGCAAGATGTTATGTCTGTTGATTACCATAGTGCTTATCACGTTATGGGAACTAAGTGGACTTCTGCTACTGACAACCCAACAAACGCTCAATTAGGTAACTCAAACAACTGGGGTATCACATACGATGCAGACCTAATTCCTATGGTTGAGATCATTGTTAACTCACCACTTGATACTTCTAATATCTCTTAGTAGTATTAATTCGGTCATAACGAAACCTCATCAATTATTGGTGGGGTTTTTTCTTTACGCTACAATAAAACTAAATTACTTTATGGATCGTGGCAGCAACTATAGATGCAACTATAAAAGGAGCAAATGCTAATAGCTATGTCACTTTGACTGAAGCTAACAGTTATTTTGAAACCGTTCCAGATTCTTCGACTTGGACAGATAAAACAGACGATCAAAAGAATAGATCATTAATATCAGCTACAAGATGGATTGATGGATTTGTATTTTATGGAGATAGATGTGATTCTGGACAGGCATTAAAGTTTCCTAGAAATAACTATCAGGTTGATGGAGTAGAACTTGCCTGTTCTGCTATTCCTCAGAATATTAAATATGCACAATTTGAATTAGCAAGAGCATTGGCAAATGATACTGGAGCTATCACTGGTACTACTGGAAAGGATGGTAATTTTAGTGAGGTAAAGCTAGGTGACTTGCAGGTTAAGTACAACACAGAAAGTCAGGGAACTGGTTCTATAAACAATATTATGGATGTTTACCCATGGCTCCAAAGTTATCTTGGAGCGTATATGCTGGGCGGAGCAGGTAGTTTTCAGATGAGAGTGGTTAGAGGATAATGGCAGGACAATTAGACAGCTTATTTAAAAATGTTGCTAAACAGATAGTCTCTGATTTAGGTGCTTCCTTAGACACAAATATTAGTTATATAAGAAAAGGAATTTCTAGCTATAATGTGGAAACTGGAGAGGAGATAAGTGTAGATACTACCTTTTCAGACTTAAAGGTACCGATTGAGTTTATAAGATCAGAAGATGATCTTTCACTGGAGATAAGACAGGCAAAGATTTACATAACACCTGATCTTATAGGAGATAACCAGCCAAATAAAGCAGATGAGATAATATTAAATTATGCAGGTGCCAATAGAACTGCACAGATAATCACTATTGACACCAAAAAAGGTGGTCAAACTTATCTATTCACATTATTAGTTAGGTTCTAATGAGTAACACTCCCATAACTGATAGCATAAGGAAAGAAACAAAAGCAGAGTTAAACGCTTCACTTAACGCTTTTGTCAGACGAGCTTTGTCAGACTTGCCAGGCCAGAGTCCTCAATATACAGGTTTCCTTGCTTCAAGCTGGACGGCTGATACAGCAAGGCCACAGCCTACAGATCCTATAGAACCACCCTGGACACAGGTAAAATCAGACTTGGATAGGAAATTAAAAAGAAGTCCAATAATAAGACCAAGATATACTTCCGTACCTCGTTTTAAGTTCGGACAGACAATTTTTGTGGGTAATAAAGCTGAATATGCTAGATATGCTTTAGGCTCTGATAACAGCAACATACTTCCTTATTTTGAAAAACTAAAGGATATAGCTGAAATAGTGTTCAGCCGTAAGCCTGACTTAAGAATAGCTGCTACTCAAGTTCTTCCTTTAGGAGAATCACCAGGAAGAGAAGCACCAGCACAGGGTTCAAGGTATAAGAAAATATGACTTTAGTAAACGCCAGGGCAGCTTTTGAAAAAGCTATCACCGACTCAGTTAGTGACACTGATCCAACAATAAAGATTATCTATGATAATATTCCGCAGACTATACCTGGAAAAGACGTAACTTACATATCTGTATCAATAACTTTCAGTCAATCAACTGTTCAGGCACAGGGAGCATCCGCTACATATTACTCTGGTGCTATCCAATGTAATATTTATGTACCTAAAAATAAAGGTACTGCTGTGCTATCTGCTGTAGGTGAATCTGTCATAACAGGCTTAACCTCCATAAATGCTTCAGACTATGTAGATACCTTCAATTGTAAACCCAGAGTTGAAGAGATAACTGGTCCAATACCCGTAGAAGTTGAAAACAGATCACACTTCCTGGGTGTCCTATCCTGTGCTTTTTCTGCCAATTCGTAGTATATTAGAGTAGCAATCTAACAGAATTATGACCAGAGCTATTGACCTCTTAAAGAATAAGTTCGGAGTAAGTCAGCTATACAAATATGACATAACCGATTCTGAAGGAGAAACACTGCTAACTGTTTACTGGCACCCACTTACAATCGCTGAACGTGAAATGATCCAGAAAAAGAGTGGAACGGAAGATTCAGCCGATTTTGCGTTACAGCTAATGATAGAGAAAGCGTTAGATAAAAGTGGACAGAGATTATTTGCAGATGGTGATAAAGCATCTCTTAGAAGAGAGGTTGCAGCGAGTGTGTTACAGGAAATTCAGTTACAAATGCTTCAGGCAGGTTTAGGACAGGAGGTTGAGGAGGCAAAAGCCGACTTGAAAAGCGAATCCTGATTGGTTTTTTATCTACTCACTGGCTAGTGAACTTAAATTAACTGTTGTGGATCTGTGTAGCAAACTAACTGTAGAAGAAATGATTGGTTGGGCTGCCTTTTATGAAATACGTAACGATAATTTGAAAAAACAAGAGAATAAGGTCCAAAGAAGAAGCGTTATTCCCAGATCAAGGTAGAATAGAATATAAGTTTGTCTAATTAGGGCTAAATGGCACAAAAAGATATAACGCTAAGAATAAAAACTATAGAGAAAGACTTAAATCAAGCTCTTAAGAAAATAGGAAATTTAGAAAAAACAGTAGCAAGATTAAATAAGGTAAAAGTACGTTTAAACACTTCTCAAGCAGTAAAGGCAGCACAAGCCTTAAAGAAAGAAATACAGAAAGGAAACGATATAGCTGATAAGTTATTTGATACAACACGAAGCACAGGCTTCGGTATGTCCATAGGTAAAGTAAGAGATCAGTTAAGTTCTGTAAGAAAAGCCTTCGATGCAGCTAATAGTGCAGCCGATAGAACTTTTATTGCGACTGCATTGATAGCTGGAAACTTTAAGAAGATAACAATGGAGTCCATGGCTTTTGCCAAGGCTAGTGGAATGGGGTCAGGCGTAACTATAGGAAATGTATCAGCAAAAATAAAGGAGATTGAAAAACTGCCAAGAACAATACTTGCAGGAAACGAAGCAATGTCCATGCTCAGACGTATGCAGGAGCTAACAACTGCTGGTTCGGTAGAGTTTCTTCAGGTAAGTAGAGCTATAGGCAGACAATTAGAAATAAATGCACAAATTCAGTTACAGGCAGAAAGGGCTAGAACACCCATGCCTAAAGATTTCTTTAATCTTAATCAAAAGGCATTACCAGCAGCAGGACAGTCCAGTGGCACTTTCATGGTTCCCACTAAGTCACAAACACAAGCAATGAGGAATGTGACAAGAGCTTCAGAAGAAAAATTTAAAGTAGAAAGAAAAGTATCAAAGGAACTATCAAAGCAAGAGAAAATAGATCAGAAAAGATTTGATCGTGTAATAAAGAATATAAGAAGAAGAAAAAGACTAGAAAGAGGCATAGGAGGTAGAGGAGGCAGAGGTGGCCGTCAAAATGCAAGAAGGCAGAGTCAATTATTAGGAGCAGGTTTCCCCTTACTATTTGGAGGAGGGGCTGGTGCAGTAGGAGGTAGTTTACTTGGATCGTTCCTTGCACCTGCTGGACAGGAATTTGGTGGTCAGATATTTGGTAGTGCAATCGGAACTGTCTTAGAAAGAACACTGCAAAGAGTTAATCAGATAGGAAATGCTGTTCAAAATTTAAACTTAGATAATTTAGAGCAATCTGGTATAAGAGTAAATGCAGAGCTAGAAACCACAGTTAAACGACTTAAACAGGCAGGAGAATTTGAGCAAGCTGAGAAAGTCTTATTAGATCAAGTCAATAAGCAGACTGGAGCTTTTGGTGACGTAGCTCCAGATATAGCTAATAATATAAATATATTAGTAAGTGTCTTTGATGAATTTTTAGCTGCTGCTGGTGTCACGCTAGGTATTATATTTACGCCTATAATAACGGGATTAGCAGCTATTATAAAACTAGTAAATATAACGCTTCAAGGGTTTAACAGGCTAGTTTCACTTATATTTACTGGTTTGAAAATTGCTGTAGAAGAACTAATTAAACTATTTCCTGGAGGCGAGCAAGCTCTTGAACGTATAAACAAACTAATTGAGGGTACAAATAAAGGTGCTGACGAGTTAACAGTAAGATTTAATGAATTTTTAGATGGATTGAAAGAGGAAGAAGAGACTATAAGAGAAAAAATATTATTAGGTGAACAGGAAGCAGCTATACAGGAGAAGATACGAGACGCTGTAGCTGAATATGGAAAAGATAAGAAAGAACAGATAGAGTCTGCGGTAAGATCATTAGCAAAAGCTGAAGAGGAGTTAAAACAGGCAGAAAAAATAAGAGCACTGTTTAAGAGTATAGGTCAGACAATAGAAGATGGTTTAGTCGATGCTATAGATGGTGCGATAAACAAAACAAAGACTTTAGGTGACGTAGCTAGAAGTGTGTTTAGGCAAATTCAAAGATCATTAATTCAGTTTGGAGTAAATTCTCTCTTGGGAGGAATATTTGGAGGTGGAATACCAGGATTAGGATCAGGTAATAATATGGCTTCTCAAAGGTTAGTTAATCCTGTTACTGGTGGCCTAAAGACTACAGATGTTTTACCTGGTTTGGGTGTACAAGCTGGTGACAGATTAGCAGGATCAAGGAGTGCAGGGTTAAGAGCAGATGGTGGTCCAGTTAGACGAGGTGGTGCTTTTATTGTAGGAGAACGTGGGCCAGAGTTATTTACACCTGGAGTATCAGGAATGATTACACCCAATCATGCTCTTGGTGGATCGACTAGTGTTGTAGTAAATGTAGATGCTTCTGGTTCTGCTGTTGAGGGTGATGAGCAAAGAGGTAGAGAATTAGGTATTGCTATATCGGCAGCAGTACAATCTGAAATAATACAACAAAAAAGACCTGGAGGTTTACTTGCATAATGGCTACCTTTCCCTCAATAACTCCAACATACGGTCAGCGAAAAAGATCTAAACCTTTAACACGCACGGTTCGCTTTGCCGATGGGTTTGAACACAGAATTTTATTTGGATTAGCAGAACATCAAAATCCAAAAATATTTAATTTTACTTTTGAAGTATCAGAATCAGATGCAGATACAATAGAAACTTTTCTTGATGCGAGAGCAAATGATAGTGCCAGTTTTACTTTTACACCACCTGGAGAAGCAAGTGCCTCTCAATTTGTTTGTGAATCTTGGACTAAATCAATACCATATTTAAATAGAGCCAGAATACAGGCTACGTTTAGGGAGGTTTTTGAACCATGAGTACTGGTCCTGTTTTCAGTGAAGTTCAAAAGATAAATCCTTCAGCAATAATTGAACTTTTTGTATTACAGCTAGACACAGCATTACATGGTGCAAATACTATTTATAGATTTCATGCAGGATCAAATTTAAATGCTAATGGTGAGATAGTTTTTGCAGGTAATTCATACCTTAGATTCCCTATCGAAGCTACAGGTTTTGCATATCAACGTGGGCAACTACCAAGACCAAAAGTAACTATAAGTAATGCAACAGGATTAATTTCATCTATCTTGGTCAGTGTAAATCAGGTAACAGCAGGTAATGATCTTACTGGTGCTACTTTTACAAGAATAAGAACAATGGCTAGGTTCTTAGATGCTGTCAACTTTCCAGGGAATAGTAATCCTTTAGGCACACCAGATCCTACAGCAGAGTTTAAACGTCAGATATTTATTGTGGATCGTAAGTCAGCAGAAAATAGAGAAGTTGTAGAGTTTGAACTAGCTGCATCTACTGATATGGCAGGAGTACGAGCACCTAAAAGGCAGTGTACTCGTGCTTTGTTTCCTTCTATTGGTACGTTTAATCAATGACTTGGCGAGATGATGCGTTGGTTCATGCGAAAGACCAAGATCCAAAAGAATCTGTAGGTTTACTTCTTAATGTCAGAGGTAAGCAAAAATATTTTCCTTGTGAAAATCTAGCTATTACAGATCATCAGCATTTTATTTTAAATCCAGAGGATTATGTAAATGCAGATAAGACAGGTGAGATTATAGCTGTAGTTCATAGTCACCCAATCACACCTCCTATACCTAGTCAGGCTGATCGTATTAGTTGTGAGCATAGTAAACTTCCGTGGCATATTGTTAACCCAAAAACAGAAGAGTGGGGAGAATGTATTCCAGAAGGTTACGTTCCAGATTTATTGGGTCGTCCGTGGGTTTGGGGTGTTACTGATTGCTGGTCATTAGTAAGAGATTGGTATAAACAGGAAAAGAATATTGAATTAAAAGATTATGAAAGAAATATGACACCACAGGAATTTTTAGATGATCCTTTATTTGAAAGTTATGCATGGAGAACAGGATTTAGAGAACTTAGAAGCGATGAAAAGTTACAGAAGGGAGATGTGTTATTAATGTCTATCATGCACCCAACTTTAAATCATGTAGCTATTTTTCTTGGAGATATGGTTTTACATCATTTAGCAGATAGACTATCTTGTAGAGAACCATATTCTGAGTGGTTGTTAAAATGTACTGGTAAGAGGTATCGCTATGCTCAGAAAAGTTAGACTTTACGGAGAACTAGCAGAGTTTGTTGGACATAAGGAATTAGATGCAGTGATTACCTGTACTGGAGATGCTATCAAGTTTCTAGTTAGTAATTTTCCAGGATTAGAAGCACACATGGCAGATCGTCACTATCAAGTGCTAGTTGACGATTATGAAATAGGAGAAGAAGATATACATAATCCAATAGGACAATCAGACATCAGTATTGTTCCTGTCATCACTGGTGCAGGTGGAGGAGCAGGAAAATTTCTGTTAGGTGCAGCTTTAGTTGCTGGTGCATTTTTAGTTCCTGGGTCACCTTTAATTTTTGGAAAAGGTTTTGGAGCGTCTTTAGCAGGAGCAGGATTTGGTTTTAAAGCTGCGGTTGGTATAGGAGGAGCATTGTTGTTAAGTGGAGTACAGGATATGTTATTTCCTCTTCCCGATATTCCTGACTTTAGTAATGAACAAGATCCTAGAATATCATTTAGCTTTTCTGGAGTGCAAAATACATCAAGAGCAGGAACTAGCCACCCAATAGTTTACGGAGAGATAGTCACTGGATCGGTTGTTATCTCAGCAGGAATCGACACTAATCAGGTATCAGCATGACGGATAAAATTATCAGAGGAGCAGGTGGTCCTCCCCCAACTCCACCTTCTCCTACCAGAGCACCAGATACATTAAATAGCAGACAGTTTGCATCAATACAGGATCTTATTTCTGAAGGAGAGATAGAGGGTTTTGCTACTCCATCAAAGGCAGGATTAACTAAAGGAACTACAGCTTATAATAATGCTGCATTAAAAGACATATTTCTAAACGATACTCCTATTCTTAATGCAAGTGCCAGCAATACAAATCCACAAACAGCAGATTTTAATTTTCAAAATGTAGGTTTTACACCTCGTTTTGGAACTTCCAACCAAACCCACGTTCCAGGTATAGAAGGTAGCCAATCTACATCAAGTGTTGGAGTTACAGTTACAAATT